AAAACCATTTTTCTCTAATTGTCTTATAGTAGAGGGGGCTATAAAAGTTTTACCTAAAAAATTTGCAAGAATAGATATTGGTCCTAAATTAGGTATGCCTGTTTCAAAATCTTCTACTGTAAATGTAGGAAGCTGTCCGAATCTTTCTCCTGTAGATGTTGGGGTAAGTCTTTCTTGTTTTAATCTTTCTTGTTCCTGTTGACGAGCAGCTTCAAGTTCATTAATTTTAGCAGTCAAAGAATCAGCTTCATCCGCTTTATCTACAGGTATTTGACCTTCTTTATTTTTAAGTTTATTATAATCCTCATAAGCATCATATAATTCTGGCCCTAAGGCTTGTCTATATTCTTCACTAAGACCCCCTCTAGCAGCTACGTCATCATAAGATGCTAATTTAGGAGTATCTCTTACATCTATAGTTTGTTTAGTGCCAAACATAGCTTTTGTCTTTTCAGGGTCTGCAAATATACTATCTTCCCCCCCTGTTAATTTAATACCAAAGTTTTTTAAACTATCTCTTCCTTTTTGATTATTAGTTCTTGTATCAACGAAAGGCTCATCTCTGTCACTTTTAGGTTGTTCTATTGGGACACAAACTTTTTGTACTGGGTCATATCTAAATCCGGGAGGGCAAGGGTCTACTGCCGGTGTTTCGGGTTCAGGTTCTACAGGAGTTGTAGGTGATGTTGGTGCAGGAGTTGGTGTTTGCATAATACCTTCACCTGCTTTTGGAAATTGTGTTTCATCAAACTGTGGAAGCATTGGTGCTTCTATTTGTTTTAGTTGTCTAGGAAAACCTTGTTCTTCTGAACCATATTGTATAACTGCATCAGGCCCTACATACTTTTGACCTTGCATTGTCATAATGCCATCAGTAGCAGAATCATAAACATTTTGTGTTGTACTTACATTAGCTGCACTAGCACTAAATGGAAACATAATTCCTTGTGCTTCTTGTTCTAATTTTTTTTGTAAATCAGATAGTGCTGACATTTATTTAAGCTGCTCCTTGAGGTTCATTATTTGGTGCAGTAAAGCCGCCTTCCCCTGCAACTTGTGGAGTTCCGACTCCGATGTTGCCACCTCCAGACCCTTGTGTGTCTGCGACATTTGCTCCTGCAGGTATTCCGTTAACAGGTCCCATACCACCTTGTTGTGGGTTAGGGCTTTGAGTTTGTTGATTTCCATTCATGTCTCCCATCATCTTCATAAAGATTGCAGCTTTCTCTGGGTCATTGACTAATTGTTCTGGGTCAATGTCTAAAGACTTTGCAATCTCTTTTATAATGCTATGCCATTTTACAAAAGGTGCTAAGAATTGATTTGATGCTACTTGCATAAATGTCATCAATCTTTGTGACCTAACTTCTTTTGTCATAAGAGATGTAGTGCCTTGTGCTTTAACATTTAAGTCACCTTGTATTTCAGGAACATCTTTATTAAATTGCATATTCCAATGAAACAATGTTTCTCCTAATGGCCTTAATAAATAATCATCTATATTTTTAATAACTGTTTTAATATTTAAAGCAGCAGCACCCATTAACATAGACATACCAGATGCTGTTCTAGTTGTAGATTGTATACCTGTTTGTCCATGAGAATAGGAAGGTATACCTGTGGACTCATCTGCTAATTGTCTAAACCTATCAAACATCTGCATATTTTCAGGAGCAGTATTTGGGAATCTTAATCCATGTATAGCTTGTCCTGTTTGTCCACTTTGTCTTCTAAAAATTTTGCCCGGATAAACAGTCATGTCTTGACCGGGTACTAACATAGTTTCATCTACGTCAAAAACTAAATTACCTGCTAGTGCTAAATTATCAATAGCCATTCTTGCATGTCCATTCATAATTGTTTGTGCATCATCCATATTTTCTGGAATACCTACACCAAAAAATTGATAAGGATTTATTTCATATGGACATACTAAGAAAGGATTTCTTGCAGGTGTAAATGGATTTAATACTAATCTTAATACTTTACCATTTGAAATCCAAGCATTGATTTGAACTTCATCTAAGTCATCAGATATTTCATCAGGCATTTCTATACCTGCTTCTTCTACTAGGTACTTATCCATTGTACCCCAGTATTCTAAAACTTCAAATCTATTTTTATTAAACTCTTCTTGATTTTCTCTATCAAACAAAGCAGTTTCATAACTTCTTGTTTCATAGTTAGGACCACCTTCTAGTAAATCTAATATAGCAGACTTTCTAAAAAAAGGTCTATTAATTAAATCTCTAATTTGTGTTCTGTTAAATATGTGTCTTTGAATAACATAATCAGCATCTTCGATAGTTACAGCATCAGGGTCAGGATATAAATCCCAACAACTAACAGCTTCTACTCTAGGAACTAATTTAGTTATAGGTGAATATTCTCTTTCACCTTTTTCATTTTGTTTCCATTTATGTTCTTGTTGTTCATAGTTAAATGGACCTTTTAAAATACCTGTTCCAAGTAAACACATTTCAAATAAAACATGTCTCATAACAGATATTGCATGAGATTCTTCTAGTTGGTCATGGATAAGTTTTTCCATGTTTCTTGCAGCTTCTTCTGCAGGACCTATCTGAGGCATAGTTTTTAAATCAGGAGCAGGTCCTTCTTCAAAACCACCTTTTGCATACTTTTCTTTTAGTCCATTAAATATTTCATCAGCAGTAGCACCCGGAGATATTTCTCTTCCATCACCTTCAAAACCATAGATATCTTCCATACGAGCATCTTGTCGTTTAAGATTATCTGGTTTTATGTGTGCATATTCAGCTATACCTAGAGGGTCAGTAGTAGGATGTATTCCTATTGGAAACTTACCTTGTGAAAATAATACCTCTATAAGTTGACCATAAGAAGCTAATACTTTTGTCTTAGTTACCTTGACAAATACTTTAGACTTTTCAGAATCACGAAAAGCCATATCAGAACCATAAATACCTCTATAGTTTCGATAAGACCTTAACCATCGCTTTTCATCATAAAGACGTGCTTGTTCTGATTCTTTTAATCTAGACTCGATAAGACTACCGAGATTACTATAAGAATCATCTTCAGTATCAGATAAGGATGTTACCTTATCAGATTCAGATGTCAAGCCACTATTGTTATCGTGTGGCATTATTTACCTCTTAGTAATCTCTTTCGTCAGCCATTGAGAAGACTTTACCATCTACCATGTTCTTCTTCTCTTTAGGAAACTCTTTATTTACTCCACCTTCAGCATAGTCAGCAGGAAAAGGTGCAGCACCTTTAACTACTAATGTAGAAGGTCCTTTTGCATCTCCCTGTTTTGCAGCTTCGTTTCCATACATGTTTTCAGGTAATTCACCCTGCACATATTTTTTCATGATTGCCATTTTATTTTTCTCCTTTTAATTGTTTCTGTATGTAAGGTAATAACCAAGGGTTATCTACACACACAGTTGTTAGTCCATTCGCAAAAGTATTGCAAATTTTTTCTTCTTCTTTATCATCTAAATCTATACCCCATTGATATACTATAGCATGAAGTAACTCATGTATTAAAGTATTAGCATGAGATATATTATCTTCAGTTGATGATAAAGCTATCATTCCATCTGCAGCAAGAAACTGTCCATTTATTTCATTGCATTTAGATACGATGGAATCTAAATTTTTTATTTTATAATTTCTATATCCTATTTTAATATCTTTCATTAATATCCAAATACTCTATCTGCAGGTGCAATATGTTTAGGTTCATTAGTTTTATCTATAAAATCTTGTCTGATAGGATGAACGGGTCTACTCATACAACCATATCTTAATGCATCATAAGCATGGTCTTCTGCATGTGTATCTACATCTTCAGGATTATTTTTATCTGTAGGTAACATAGGTAATGTTCTAATTAAATTAACACAATTATCTAAAACAAATAAAGATGGATATCCTGTATTTTCATCTAACTTTAATCTTTTATGTATTTCTAATTTACCTGCTATTCTACTTCTAGGACTTCTATCAGAAGGTCTCCAACGACATCCTTCTAGTATCATTGTCTCTGCAATACTCGGTCCTATATCACCTCGTCTTGCCCAAGTAGAACTATCAAGAACTCCGTATCTAATATACTCACCATGTTCTTGTTCTAAAACTTTTCTAGCAAATAAATCTGCTGTAATTTTTTTTGTATATAGTTCTCTGTAAACAAATAAATTATTATCAAAATCTACTGCTATCCATAAACAACATGCAGGTGAACTATATCCCCAGTCACATGCTCTAAACCTCATCCAGTTTCTAGGAATATCAAAAGGTTTAATAACATGAATTTCTTTACTAAACTCTGGAAAAGAAGAATCTTCAAATGCTTCCCAGTTTCCATCTAAGAATTGTTTTCTTT